GAATTGGTCAATAAAAAAGGGAAAGAAGAAAGATGGATTGTGGACTGGAAAACAGGGAAACCATACAATGCACATCAACTTCAGCTTACCTCTTATAAGATATTATGGGAATCTTTATTCCCTGATTATCCGATAGATGGTGTAGCGTGTCTATACCTGAAATCAGGATGGCGTAAAGCACCTAATTATACTTTTAAGAAGTATAAGTGCGATGAAGCAACTTGGAAAAAGGTTGTAGAAGTCTCGGACTGGGCGAATAATAATCCTGTTCCGTCTTTTCCAAAGGATTTACCTACAACCTTCACATTAGTAAAAGAAGAAGAAGAACAGGAACAACTAAAGGAGTCAGCGTAATGGCTTTTGATAATACCAATAAGGGTGCTTTGTTTACCGCAAAAGAGCGTAAGACAGACAAGCATCCCCACATGACTGGGAAAATCAATCTTGATGGAAAAGACTATAGCTTATCTGCTTGGTCAAATCAATCAAAGAAAGGAGATAAGTATTTATCTCTAAAGGTTAGCGAGTTTCAAGCTAATCAACAAAAACAGGATGATGAACTACCCTTCTAAATCCATACCAGACTGTAATGGGCGGGCGCATCCCCGCCCTGAGCAGTTTGAGTACATGACTGCCGAAGAGCAAGCGGACTACTTCAAGGAGTTTGCGGAAACTACTTGTAAGTATTGTTCAGGTGATGGTGGTGTACTTGAGACTGAGTATGAAGATAGAGGGTACTATCAAGTACCACATGAATTTTTTGAACCTTGCGACTGTATAGATCAGGAGTAGTAACATGAAAACCACATACCATGCCTACCTTCAACGAAGCACTATTATACGGTAAACAAATAGAAAAATTAGTTCTCGATAGGATTCGAGAACAAGATCCGTTTGCTGTGCCAATTCCTGGCAAGTTTAAACAGTTTGATTTGTATTCACCTTCTACCAATACAAGGATAGAAGTAAAAAGTGACCAAAAGTCACAACACACCAACAATTTCTTAATCGAAACCTATATGTATCATAAACCATCAGGTATTCTTTCAACAGAAGCCGATATATGGGTGTTTTATGATGGAAAGAATTTAGTCTGGGTCAAGCCTGATAAGATTAAAGATTTAATATTAGAGAAAGGGTATCAACAAAGATTGATTACAGGAAAAGGAGATACAGAACCAAAACGCTGCTATCTCATCCCTACCCATGAAATTTATAGTATATCAACCAAAGTGGAGTCAATACATGAAGATCAATCCTAAAGATTTAACATGGATCAGAAAAGGTCTAGCAAGTGAAGTATTAAAAAGCAAAGCAGAGAATGATAAAGATGCAGTACAGGAAGTGCAGCAGTTATTGGATCGCTTGGATAACATGGAAAAAGAATTTTATAAAAACAATGCCCCACAACAAACAAATAACTAAACCTGTGAGTAAAACAATAAACGAGCAGGATATGATTATTGGAATAGTATTTAATAAAAAAGTTATTGGCAAATGTGATGTTTTCTTGCGGTTGGCTGCTAAAAGAAAACTGTGGGGCAAGATTTACAAATAAAGGAGAATCAAATGAAGTTTTGGTTACAGTCATTACAAGAAAATGCTTTTGATGTGTTTATTGTAACAATCGTTATCGTGTCTATCATTGCATATCACTATCTACAAAGATGGTTTTTAAATAAAAAATTTGAAAAGATAGAAGCAATTTTATTAGAAATCTTCGATGAGGTGGAAAAATGATACTGATTGATATACCTAGTTGGATGATAATGATTGGTTGGTTCTTTACCCAAATATTTAAGGTAGTAACCACCATGTTTATCTTGGTAATGAGTTTAAATAAAATAGATGTATGGAGAAATAAATGAGTAAGTGGCAGGTGTATAAAGATAAGAAGGAATTGCCTATATGTTGTGGTGTGTATGTGATGTATAAGGATGATCAGGTGATATACATAGGTATTTCCAAGAATGTACGACAGAGATTTACGAAACATAAGATAAAAGACTGGGATTATGTAAAGATGAAGCCTGCCACTACTTATGGAGCTGCACATGACCTAGAAGAGCAGTTAATTAAAAAGATTAAACCTCAACTAAATAGTCAAGGTAGCAATCGTATGCAGTTATCTACACGACATAGACTTACTGTGCAACCTGATGTATACCAACGATTTAGAACATTTTGTTATAGTCAAAACATAAAGATGAAAGAAACCTTGAATAAGATTCTTGAAGGGTTTTTGGATGCAGCAGAAAATGGCAAGTAAATCTAAATCAAAAGGAAATACGTATGAAAGGGAACTCGTAGAGCAACTTGCAAAAGCGGGTTACAAGGTAAAACGCGCTTGGGGATCAGATGGTAGAAGTATGGGGTTTACAGAAGATGTGGATATAGTGGCAAAGAAGGATAAAAAAACTTTGAAGATACAAGCAAAAAGAAGAAAAAGTATTCCTCAATGGTTAGCCTTCGGGAATTGTGATTTGGTGATGACCAGGGCAGACCGAGGAGAAACGGTGGTACTAATGAAAATGAAGGATTGGTTAAAATGAGAGATGAAATAGCAGTACATAACCCTGAAGCGATTGTTTATGACCCAAAAGAACTGGATGCTGCCATTTTAGGAGTAAGTCATTGTGGTAAGGTGGTATATAGCTATACCAAACTGGTGGAGTTATTCAAAGAAGTGAATGATTGGACAGATGAAGAGTCGGTGGAGTGGGTGCAGTACAATGTAGTCGGTGGATACTTAGGTAAGTTTAATCCAATCATAGTCTATGACTTATTACACGATTAACATAGAGATTAAAGAAAGACTTTCTTCCTCGCAGATTTTAGCTGAAATGCGCGAGGGAGCAATAGAATGGGGGTATTGCATAGGCAAAACTCCAACAAAAAGAGAAGAAGTACAGAAATTTGGTAACAATTACTACATGAAAGTAGGATATAAATAAGGAGATACAATGAAAGTAGATACATTTTTTAAGCTAAGTGATGCGTTTTTAGAAGAGTGTAAAAATATACAGATAGAAAAAGGTCGTGAATACACCGTTGATTCAAGTGACAAGTTCAAAAACTTTAAATCTATTGGTCAACGCTTAGACTTGGATGCAAAAATGGTAGCTTTAGTGTATATGTTAAAGCACATGGACTCAATACGCGCTTATATAATTTCAGGAAAAGAAGGATCAGAAGGACTCAAGGGAAGGTGTCAGGACTTAGTGAACTATGCAATTATGTTATGGGCGATGGATCATGAAGAAAAAGCATTTGAAAAGCTAGATAAAGAGATACATGAAAATCCATTAGGCGCAGGATTTGCCCATAAAGACCTGAAAGATGCCTGATTTTAAGTATTTCTATGAATATGAGGTAGGAGTAGAGCGAGTAAAATATCAAGGGGATCAAGGAAAGGGCAGTTGTCCACTTGGTACACATGAAGATGTAAAACCCTCTTTTTCTTTTAACCTTACCAATGGTCAATGCAAGTGTTTTAGCTGCGGATGGAAGGGAAATGCTTACTTACTTGCAAAGGCTTTAGACATGAAGAATCCTGAGAAGATGATTAATGGTGAAGCTCCTGTAAAAAACGGGCATATACCCCATAAAAAACGCGAAATAAAGGGAATTTTGGATGCTATCGCGGGTAAGTATATAGATAATGTACCCGCGCAACACTTACAGTCCTTACCAAGACTGAAACAAATGAAGGTAGGTTATACCGATGATGGACTCAAAGTATTTAATTATTTGGATCAAAGTGGCAAGGTAACTGGCATTAAAATACATAAATCGTATTGGGTGGAAGGTAATAAGCATTGTCAAATCTATGGATTGAATCTTTTACAGGATTACGATAAGAATAAACCCTTAATTATATGTGAAGGTGAAACCGATATGTTGGTTTGTCCTAATAATGCTATCAGTTTTAGTGCAGGGGCAGGGTCAGTACCCGAAGATTTAAGTCCAATCCTTGATTTTAAGTATATCTATATCGCGTATGATAATGACACGCCAGGTCGAGAGGGTGCAGAGAGACTGGCGCAACGAATTAAGACTGAAAGCAGAGGAATTAAGGTATATACTACTACTTGGAGTGAATATCTACCTCAAGGATACGATATACGAGATGAGTTTACTAAGTATAAGGAAGATGAAGAGTACCAATACAAAGAATTAAAGGCTAGTATTCAAAATGCAGTAGAATATAAGCTACCAAGCAGAGGATATGATGTTATTGATACCTCGGACTTAACCGCATCATACAATACCCCACCCGAACCGATCGTACAATATCTCCTT